CCAGTTGACCCCTGCGAACCTGTAGGTCCGGTTACCGTACTAGCAGCACCAGCAGGTCCAGTATTACCAGTTACGCCTGCATTACCTTGTACTCCAGCTGGCCCGGTTGAACCAGTGGGACCTCCCGCACCAGTTGGTCCTGTTACACCTTGATTACCCTGTATCCCAGCAGGGCCGGTGGGTCCTGTTACGTTTGACGCTAATCCTTGCGGACCAGTTGACCCCTGCGAACCCGTAGGTCCGGTTACTGTGCTGGCAGCGCCAGTAGGACCAGTGCCTAGTGGTCCTGTTGGACCAGTAGTGCCAGTTGCCCCTGTTCCTGAAGCTGTTCCGGGCGGGCCTGTTGTGCCGGTTGAACCAGTAGGACCGGTAGCTCCGGGTGAAGTAGCTGTTCCTGGTAATCCTGTAGGACCAGTGGGGCCGGGTACCGCAACAATTACTACCGAACCCGGCGGACCCGTTATACCAGTATATCCAGTGCTCCCTGTTGGGCCCGCTAAGGTAGACGCAGAACCGGTTGGACCTGTTGGCCCAGTAGATCCTGCACCACCACTACCAAATCGTGCGAATTCTCCCCATTGCTTCGACTGAATAGAATAAACAAGCCATATTCCATCATAACTATCATTTAGTATAAGACTATCTTGGCCCGATATAGGACCAAGTATTGTGATAGGATTTACATTAGCATCTCCTTTTTCATCCCTTATCCGAACACTACTATTATCACTTGGATTTGCTGCAAGTATAATTGTTGTCGGAGAACCGTATACTTTATTTACATAAATTGTATAATCATTAACATCAGCTTGATAAGTATCTCCTTCTACAATTGTTACAGTGTAGAGAAAATCACCAGTCTTATTTATGCTTAGCATTAATCATGCAAGCGAACGTGCTGCTCCGCTTGTAATACGTCCATGTCCAGCCGGACAAATTACCGTATCACCAAATCGCGCTATTTGCTGGCTACCATTATTTAACACAACATTGCCGCTCGCATCAATATGAGTATTACCAGACGAATTAACCGTCGTGGATCCTTTGCTATTTACCTCTACGTCACCTTGCGCAGTAATGCTGCACTTACCAGCCGAAACAATATTGCAAACGCCATTAGCTGCTAACTCTAAGTATGTCTTACCATCATCTGATCTAAGCTGTGCGGAATTAGTACTTGGTTGAGATAACTTCTTTGCCTGACTGCGAAAACCTACAATAGCAAAACCATCCGCTATATCATGCATCCTACTATTGTTTGGCTTTTGAATACCTCCATTCTTCCACCAAAGATCAATATTTCTACACGAAAATACAACTAAACATTCGTCTCCCTCTTTAAGCGGAAAGGAAAGCGAAAATCCGCCACCAGACGGATAAAAAACAGGAACATCATCAAAATAAGGCAGATTTACGAATTGGGTTTGACCTGATGGTTTTCTTATCTCTCCCTGAATTACTGGTTGTACTTTTACCGTATTTGCTGAAGCATTGTATGCCTGTATCTGGCAAGGTATAGCTGTCCAAATTTGTGCTTGATGCCCGCGTAAAACGCCAAGTAAAGCTTCTTCTAACGATCCTGGTAAATCTTCTAATCGTTCTCGTCTATCTAAAGGCGGAGGACCTCCTGTAGACGTAACTAGATCTGTCGTCCCTCCAGTGGTCGTAGTACTTGGTGTCGGCGCCTGCCCCGTAACCGTAACAGGCGGTAACGTTATTGCGTTTGCTTGTCCCGTAACATTCGCATTCATCGCTGCCGCATCGCGCGCCGGATTAGCAGCAATCTCACTTACAGGTACTTCGGTTAAAGTACTTTGAGCCATTGGTATATCATAATATAGGAAAGGAAAGGGATATGGATACAAGTGTTCGAGTAGAAATACCCTATGGAGCTATTACCGCGGTTAAACTAGCGCTCGTCGAAAAAGAACTAGCTTACCGCAAAGAATTGGATAACGCTGGTCAAAACAGTGTTTCTGAGTATTTATTATCACAGATAGATCTACTATTTAAAATACGAATACAGTTACCCAATTTAAAATGAATGCTCTTGTGTAGTTCTACCAACACTTGTGTCGGTGGCAGCGATAGTGGGCGCTGAGCTATCAAATGCGAGGCAGGTTAGATCGGAATACCATTGATTACCACGAGTATCACCGTGATGATCTACTACTAACACGCGATACGTTCCATCCGCTGATAATGGAGCTACAAACTGCTGCTGCCCAAAAGCGGGCCCAAAAGCCTCGCGAAGAACCGTCTGATTAACGTCACCATTATTAATACGAATAAGCTGGCCTACTTTTAATGACGGATTCAGTAAAATTCTAACCTTTATTCCTTCGCTTGTTTGTTCGGGTTGACCAATCATTCCAGTTGACACATTAATATTTAAAGTATCAGATGGTAAATAGCCCTTACGTTCTAACACTACTATCTGCCCGTTTTGAATCGACCAAGAGGTATCAGTTTGCGTTGTAGTACTATTCATATATGCTTTCGCCATTCCAAACATAGGGCGGGAGCGCAAATTAGGCTCAACAGTATACAACCCACTATTAAATACATATCCTCCTTGCGCACCTTGATCTTTTAGTGCTTGAATGGAAGTATCAAGTTCGTCCCCTTTTGTAGAACCGCCTTCCTCTGCTGATGGTAAAGTTGTATTCACAACCGCATAATTATGGGCAATATCACCATCGCCAGCAAGAATATCCAAATAAGTATCAATATTACTTTCACGGCCTACGCGGTATAATTTCACGTCTCCTTGAAAGATTACTGCATATCTTCCTTGTTGGTAACCTGCTTGTACCGTTACTTTACTTAAAGCTGCGCTAGAAGCATTAGGATTAAACGTTCCAGAACCCTGTCCAATTATCTTACTTACTGTTGTATTAGATAAATTATATACCCGAGCCTCGAGGATATTTGGGGCTGAAAAATCTGATGCCCGGACAAAGAAACGAAAGCGTAACGCACCTAACTCGATCCCATTCCCTGATACATTCTGAACAATCAGAGAAGCCCGACGAAGAAATTGATCTTGTGATTGCATCTAATCAGGAAAATTATGGTTGCGACGCCAAAAATCATTGTAACGTCTGATTAGTTCCTGGAACTAGAAATGGAACGTTCGACGGATTTAACGTAGTCGGAGCCTGTAATACTTGATTCCCAGTATCAGTAATTCCACTGGTATCCTGCGGAATTGCCTGCGTACCAGTAGCACCAGAAGGAACAGGCGTACCTGAAGACACTAAAGTAGGAGAACTTACGTTCTGCGTCGAGACCGTAATTATTTCACGAAACCGTACTTGAACAAGCAATACATTTTCCGATTTCTCATCGGTTATACATGTCAAGCCCGCAACAAGCATATTTTGGTATTGCCGTTTGCCTGTCGAGACGGCAATTGTCTGCAAAGCCTGTTGAAGGGATAACAGCTGCTGATAAATCTGTTGAACCGTTTCCCCGTTATTTCCATTCCATCCGCATCGTACAGTTAACTCAGCTGGCCGCTTAAACGCATGATCGCTTATTTGAGCACCGACCTCAACTGGATGCTCGGTTATCACGACCTCATCCATGTGGGACTCTTCGATCGTGACGGTCGCCGTCATGGAATCGAAGTAACGCGGATAGGCCGTAGATCCGTTCAGCGTTAGGGTGATAAGCTGATTTACGTCTCTGATTTCACTCATTTATTTTTTCGTAAAAGTGCGATTTTTTGCTTGCACTTTTTTGGAAAAGGGGTTTTACTGAACAGCCGTCTTTAGATTGCGCAGAGCGTCAGCGTTTACACGGCTCTGCGCATCTATCACGTGTCGCGCAATATCCTGCGCGTTATACCCCGTTACATTAATAGTAGTATGTGTATTTACAGCAACGTCGCCCCCACTCCCTAACGCTGTGCGCAATCGCTCATTGTACGGAGCCCAAGGCGCAAACCCTTCCGCGGCGTACGCCGCCGCAAATACCTTATCTTGAGATTGTGGCGAAAAATCGTGAATACCTAATGGACCCGCATACTTTGCCCAGGTCTCCGGTTGAAACTCATAAGCACCGGCTGCATGGCTGCCACGAACCCCGGACCAAATTGGAAATCCGTACTGATCTCGGGGCGCGTTAGATAAATCAACGCCTCCATAACCAATATTATAATTACCGCCTGACTCGTACTTCTTTACAAGTTGTGCAGCGCGTACGCCGGGAAGAAAAGGCCCGCGCTTCTGCCATTCTCCTTCCTGTCCCGGCGTTCCATCTCCGCCAAATCCGCCAAAACTAGGTAGATTATTCCACCAATCTCGCAGTCGGGACCACATACCTGGTCCTTGCTCCATTGCGGGGGGAGTCCCAGCCCCTCCACCCCACAAACCATGAAGCTGTCCAGGTAAGTCTAGAAACCACTTAGGTAAAACACTCTTTGCTTCGTCTATCAATCCTTTTACAAAAGCATCCATAAACCGTGAACCAGCTTGCATCCAGGGCGTCATATCAACGCCCGTTAATTGCTTTGCTAAATCATCTAGTTGTCTTTGTATTTCCTTTATCCCTGGCCACAAACCATGACCAAACGCCGCTCTAATCTCATTCCAGGTCTTAGTCAAGTATTCTTTTATTTGATCCCAATGTTGATATATTTCATATCCAGCGTATAAGGCCGCTCCAATTGCGGTGCCCAAACCAAACATTCGTGTAGTTAGTATAGGCAATATTCCCGTAAGTTTTGCTAAAATATTATAAAGTGTTGTAAATCCTATAACTAATCCCGCACCGCCAAGGAGCGTCGATGCCCAACCTCCTGTATAATTATCAAGCTGCCTAAAGTAAGCTAATGCTTTAATCATCCAATCAATAAGACGGTCTGCAACCGGCATCCATCGCGCCGATATGGTTGCTGTAAGCACATCCCAATTCAATCCAAGATCGCGCAAATGTCGCATAAACTCAACAGACTTGCGATCAAAGTCGACTAAGTCTACGCCTGCATCTCGATAAAGCCTTCGCGCTTCTTCTTCTCGTCTTCGCCGTTCGTCAGCCATCTTTCTATATTGAAAGAGCTGTCGTTCGCTTATTCCTGCCAATTGAGCAAACTGAACTTGAACATAATACGGGAATCGCGCAATACCTTGTATAAACTGTTCTTGAATTTTGGCGGCGTCAGTTTCAGCACGACTAATATGTCCCATACCACGCACAAAAGCATCAATCCCAGGATTAGTGCGCATTAAAGACGAAAGCGTTTCAAGTGATCCTAATGCTTCGTCCGCACCTACCCCTATTTGCGATGCCGCATACCCAACAGATAACAACCCTTGTGCTGTTACTCCTGTTCTTTGTCCAATATAATAAAGCCGCTCCCACTGCTGCGCAATTATCTCAACTGACTTAACAATCGCTGTAGTAGTTGTTACTGCTGCAACACCAAGTGCTGTTGTAACTTCCGTGGCCTTTGTTACGCCTCCAACAAAACGCCCTAATCCGCCTTGATCTACATTAAAACCAAGTTTTACCAGAAACTCTTTTAATACGTCAGCCATGCGTATATATTAGTATGAAAGAAGAGCCAATATTCGTTGATATCTTAGCGCTTATACTTCTTTTACTAATGTCTATATTTACGATTATTGCAATGATCTACAGCGGTCCCAGTTATGTTTCACTAGCCGTTATTTTCTCTTTTATAACAGGACTATTTATCGGAAAAAGATGGCTGTATTTTTAACAGCCTAGCTCTCTAAACCTACGTTGGTTTTCCTCACGCACGTTTAGTGCTTCGTTCATTCGCGCTATATCGACGAGATCTATCTTTCCGTCGATCAAGCTTTCGTACAAACACATACCAGCTAATACCGGACGCATCAACCAGTCTGTCTCATCCGACATACTAACTAGTTGGACGGCGGAAGGCTCTGATTGGCTATATCTTGTAAATCTACGTGGATTTTCGCGAAAAAAGGGCCAAGATTTTCTTCAACCACCTTATCCGCCAATTCAAATAACACAAGAATATCTATATCATCATACTGAAGATTACCACCGCGCGGATGAACTTTTACCCATCGATCACCGTCTTTTCGTTCGACTACATCAAGGCACGTAAATATTACCGCCTCCGCATCGGCATCTGACATTTGGCCTAGAATGCCAACAGCAGCCCCCGCCACCCAAGCCCGTCCCGAATCTGCTTTACGTGATAAAGTATCATCCAGAATTGGGATCATCGCGCCCAGCTTACGAACGAGATGATACTGCTGCATAGCTGACATCTTCCCAATGCGGTAGCTATGCTGCGCGATCTCGCATTCCATCAAATTTAAATCCTATTTACTTCGCCGTAAACCATGCGTAAATTGGGTATCTTGGGGTGCGCGCCATCCCTATAGCAAAAGCTATAGATTCATGATTTACAATCCGTTTACGCGCGGCTCTACCCACTTAAATAAAACCCCTAACTCCGTAGTACGTATTTGCGGCCGCCAACCTAGATTCTTATATTCATGCAGTTTTCGACAAGCTTGCCAAATCTTCCACCCCGGTTTCGCATGAGTGCACCGAATCAAGACCATAGTATTAAGAGAATGCGGCCAGGGATAACGCCTCCGCGATAGTCTTGGTTGATGTAAATCATAATGAAAGGGCATACTAAGTTATACCCGAACCCAAAACCTGATCAACAATTCCGCCAAATACCCATTCGTTCATCGGTGCTCCATCTTTTGAGTAGGCAATAGTTGGAAAGCGCATAAATGCCATAGAAGTTCCCGTAATAGAATCTCCCCTCACATTATCATTCACCGTCAACACATTACCTCCCCAAGTCGCAGATGATGTCTGCTGTAAATTATACATAGACGAAAGATTAGCATTAGTAGGAGACGTCTTGAGCAATCGTACGGTCATGCGCCCGGGTTTGGCTGCATGGAGGGAGTGCATCAAAATACCATCTGCTCCCCAGATCATCGTATCCTTATCTTCTTGCATTTCGACGGTTATGCCCTCTTCGGCCACAGCAGCACCCGCACCAAGCGAAAACGAGCCTCCTGGCCCACTAATAGAAGCTTGGATGTTTACGAAAGAGTAAGTTTCTGCTGCCATATTTTACCTCGTATAATTATTGGAAAGGCGCCCTCACGATGATAAAACTAGCTCAAACTGGATTTACCATGACTTGGATTTCAGAAACGCACGTAAAATTAGAAGAAACGACCCTTACTCACCAAGAGGCCATACAATTCGCTAACGATCTAATAAAACACATTAAAAGTTATCAAAAACACACAAGACATTCCTGGACAGATCAAGATCGTAAATTATTAGCGCAAATGGTAAACGATAACAAGTCCCGAAAAGAAATGGCTAAAGCCTTACTAGGTGACGAGAAGAAAACTAATGCAATTAACCTACAAATAATTAGAATGAAGCTAACCACTAATAAAGTAGGTCGCCCAAGATTAGTGCGTTCTACCTAGCTACGCTAACTAAAACATCAACTGTGTGGACCGCTCCAGCTAACTTAGCTGCGACTTGAATTAATGGGCTCCTTCGTGCCGCCCTATCTGCCGCACTTTGCAAAGCAACAGGCGGCGCGAATACAAAATAACCTTTAGTCAAGGTGTCGCCAGTATTTAATCCGCCAAAGGAGGGACCAGTCCAAACACCGCCTGCAAACAATAAACCATTCGTCACAGCTTGCGCACACGTCGCTTCAACCGTAACGACTAATAAGTTAACCCCGGGATCAGTCTGTGGAATCTTTGGCGCAGCCGCTAGCTGATTAAATAGTGCGGTCTGAATAGCATTTGCAAACCAATCTGTTCCCCATACTTCGTCTATATAGAATCCAGCAGCAGTCTTACCGTTTACTGTAATAGCTTGTCCAACTGATATCTCAGCAAGATAAGTATAATTATTACCATCAAGGCTATCTGCTTCGGAAGATCCCAGAAACTCAGGGGTTACGCCTGGCTCTTGCTTCCACATCAATGTAATTGTAGTGTTTACTCCATTAAAGTTTACCGTACAAGCTCTCCCCCAAAGTGAGGTTAAAGCATAAGAATTTGTAGACGAATACTGACAAGCGGTACGTTCGTAGCCTGCCGCACGAGCTAAGGCACCAATCGAAGTGGTATCAGGATGACTTATAGCCGCTGATTGGTTTGTGGTAATACCAAGCACATGGCGGTTGGCAGCAGCTTCAATATAAGCACAAACCTCTAAATACTGCGGATTGGAAATTAGTGTTGTGGTCGCAAAAGAGAGGAAAAACCAATAGGTAGTTTGTTGATCCAATATTTGGACAGCGGTTAGCGGAGTTTCAGCGCCAATTCCATCCACTAATACTGCAGCCTCCGTCACCGTCATTTGAAGCAAAGACGAAATATCAATAACGGGCGGAAGAGGCGGAGTAAGATAAGAAATAGCAGAATTCGCGCCATGCGACGAGTTCGTCAATTCAAACTGCGAACCAGTCCAAGTCATAGCACCGGTACCAGCCAACGCTGTAGTAATAACAGAAGCAACACCATTCAGATTAGAAACAGCTGAAAAGTTTAGTCCAACTATAGCATGTGGTATACCATCTATCGTTACGTCAAACCCACCATTGACAATTGATGTCCAATTTGATAAAGCCTGCTCAGCTGACGTTAGTACGCCGCCAATAAGCTGCGCGCTCGTAGCAGAAGAAGCCCAACGTCCAATATAAAGCTGGCTTGGCTGCGGATTCTGCGAAAAAAACAAGGCTGCTGCCGCATACTCAGGTGTGGTATTTAGAAAATCTCCTGCCACACCTTGAATAGAATTATAACTACGAATGCGCTCATTAATATTTATAACATTACTATCGCCAAGAACAAGACAAGTGTCAAAATTGGCGGCGGGCAGCGGAACCGGAGATAATGCTACTTCAACATTGATAAACCGACTTACCGGCAGGCCGATTGACTGTGCCATACGTACTTATCCCTTTCTTTTTACGACACTGCGCCTGCTAAAACAACGTGATTAGTCGCATCGCAAAGCAAACTAGCCAGGGCATTCTGTCCAGATGTTCCTACCGCACCTGCGACATTAATAACGGTCACTCCAGCGCCTCCAACAGGCGTAACCTTACCTGTACCTGCTTGGATTAATAATGTGGTAAACCCAGCTCCCGCAACAGAACTTGGTACAGTAACAGTAACAGCAGAAGAGGACGTATATCGCACAGAATTCTGGTTATCATTACTAACTAAAGTATCCGTTGTTCCAGCAACAGTACGGACATTTAACTGACTTCCGGGTGCGCCAGTTGCTCCCGTCCCTCCTGGAATACCTTGCGGCCCGGCGGCACCAGTTGAACCAACTAAGCCTATACTACCAGTTGGTCCCGTTAAACCTTGCGAACCTGCCGCACCGGTTGCGCCGGTGGCACCTGCATTACCTTGTATACCAGCTAGGCCCGTTGCTCCCGCAGGTCCGGTAGGACCAACTGATCCCGCATTACCTTGTGGCCCCGCTGGACCGGTAGGCCCCAAGAACCCTTGGGCACCCTGTATGCCCTGTACGCCCTGTGGGCCCGTAGATCCAGTAGGCCCCAATGCGCCGGTAGCACCTTGCGTTCCCTGAGAACCTACTGATCCCGTTGAACCTGTGGGACCTGTTCCTAGCGGACCTGTAGGGCCTGTTACGGTACTTGCTGCTCCAACTGATCCGGTAGAACCTTGTGCTCCTGTAGGACCGGTTACTGTGCTGGCGGCGCCTTGAGGCCCGGTAGCGCCTTGCGCTCCGACTGTTCCAGGATTACCTTGAACACCGGCAGGACCGGTAAATCCTGTCGGTCCTGGTACGCCTTGCGCCCCGGTAACGCCCGTTGGACCTGTGCCAAGCGGACCAGTAGATCCCTGCGATCCGGTGGGACCTGTTACTGTACTCGCTGCGCCAGTAGCACCTTGTATACCAGTTGGGCCAGTTGGACCTGCCGCTCCCGTTGGACCAGCTGAGGGTCCGGTGGGTCCGGTGGCTCCAGTAGCCGCCGCAGTACCGGCGGGTCCAGTAAAACCTGTAGGGCCGACCGGTCCTGTTACGGTACTAGCAGCGCCTTGAACTCCCGTAAATCCTGTTGGCCCTTGCGGTCCGGTTACGCTACTCGCCGCGCCTTGTAACCCCGTTGGTCCGGTATAACCTGTTACGCCGACATTGCCTTGAACGCCCGCTGGACCTTGCAACCCGGTAGGGCCCAAGCCTCCGGTCGCGCCCGTAACAGTAGATGGGGAGCCAGTAGGACCCGTACCTAACGGACCGGTAGGACCCGTGGGACCAGTATGACCTTGTAAACCAGTTGATCCCGTAAATCCAGTTGGACCAGTGCCTAGTGGTCCTGTTGTACCTGTAGGACCAATAATACCCTGGCTGCCCTGTAATCCTGTTGGGCCAGTAGAGCCGGTTGGGCCTTGTATACCCGTTACACCAGCATTGCCTTGGACACCAGCAATGCCTTGTAACCCTTGTACCCCTTGAGTCCCAGTTGGGCCGGTTGGGCCCGCTGAGGGACCCGTGGGGCCTGGTACGCCCGTGGGTCCAGGAGGCCCTCCGCCCGGACCGGTTGGCCCTGTAGCAGCGGAACCGGTGGGTCCGGTAGGGCCCGCCGGAGGCCCGGTAGGGCCCGTTGGGCCAGTTAGACCTCCTGGTGATGGAGGAATTGGTGAGGGACTAGGCGGCGATCCTGTAATATTTATTACAAAGGTGCTTACATAAACTGTTCCATCAACGTTTGCTCGGGCCGCAGCAGTAACAACTTGTTGGCCTGAGCCCGTAACACCTGTCCATTCCGTAACTAACGCTGACCCATTAATACCGAAAAGCGGCTGTTGCCCAACTAAGCTAAAGGTTGCAGCAATAGGTACGCCATTGTCTTGTAATAATTGAAAATTACCAATAACCGTATATTGTGGTGCATTTGCGTTAACAGTACCGCTACCCGAAAGTAAAAACTGGGTCATTCAGTCAAGTCCTTTGGCCAGGACACTGTTCGTTGATCGCTATCAGTCGTAATTTGTCCGGAAGAGGTCAGTATAGTTCGTACTGGATAAGCGCGCATATCAACACGATTTATTCGTATTTCTCTATCAACACGCCGCCGCCATTGTTGCCCAATTAATTCCGGCACAATCGTTCCGCGTCCCTGATCAACTAATCCCATACTAACTAAGGTTAAAGCTTCTAGATTTTGTTGAATACCTAATCCCATCCATAAAATCTTATCATACCAATCTGCCTTTGGTCCATAACAAGTTGTCATTAGAGTTAACGTTTCTTGTTGTTGCACGTAGTATTGAACACCATCAGGGGCAATACTTATAGGTTCTCGTCCGGGTAAAAATCCCTGCCATGACCATCCTGGAAACGGATCAGAAGCAGTAATAGCCTGCGAAATCCAATTAGTTTCCCAAGAAGGAAGAGCTGGCGGCTCTCTTTGCCATCTAGGTCTAACTAATTCTACCGGTAAATTTGTAATACCAGCGACAAATTGTTGAAAGAAGTCATCAAGCTTTTCGCCCTCTAACGGTCTTGCATCGTCCCAAAAAGCATTATCATAACTAAATTCAAATGTCCAGCGCCACACGCCCGGACCTGGAAGCATAGATCCTTGCGTTGATGAGTCTAAAACTGGCGGTATAGTATCAGCCATGCGTATATATTAGTATGATTAAGACATTCTTAATTGGGTTTATCGGCGGACTATGTGCAATAATCTGCGCGCTTATTCTTTACATTATTCCTTGGGCTGGAATAGCAGTATATTGGGAATACATCTTAGTTGGCGGAATATTTGGCGCTATGGGCGGCGTGATTGGAGGACTAGCCGCGCCGCCCAAGTACTAAGCCTGAGAACAAAGAGCGGTAGTAGATTTCTTAAAGATGCGTCCATCAGCAACAAAAACCGTTGCTTCAAATAACAAAACGCCACCTACCACAGATATCGGTATCCCGCCGACTGATGCAATAGAAAAAGCCCCAAATCGCGGAACTACCTTATTTTCCCAAGGGTCAAGTAGTCTAATAACCCAAGATACAGACGTACACAAAATAAACGTCTGCGGCGAAATATTTACCCCTGGACCGCCCGGCTGCAAAGCACAGGTCCAGAACGTTCCGAGTAAAGGAATGCCGACCGTTTGATCGGAGAAATTAAATGCTAGATTGATTATCTCGCCGGGACGTATAGGCGAGAAGGAATTGATTAGGCGCACTTAGGTTAATAATCGCGTTGCAGTTTTTAAGTGCCGATTTGCATCTTCTAAAATTTGCGCGTGTGCTTCATGTAATTGAGCACGTGCCTCTAACAAATCATGCACATAATGCCAACCACGTGACTTAGCGTTATCCGCGTAAGTCCGACATTCTTCTGCTATGGCGCGATGCTCGCGCGGAGAATAAGACCCAACCATTTATTCATAATACTAAAATTTCAATGCTCTAAAGCAGCTAAGTGATAACCAAAAAGGAAATTAGCCGCCGCAATCAACAATCCAATTAATACAATTGCACCGAGAACGTACTTAATTGCAAGTTCCCAACCACCCACGCCCATCTCTCGAACAACCCAATCGACGATAAGGCTGATAACGTAGAGAATTACAACGGCGACGATAACCGCAACCGCAAACCAGATAATACCCAAAGGAGAAATTGCGACAGGACTAGCCAGACCAAAAACTGCAGCGATAGTAAATACACCAGCAATAAATAAGAGAGCGCCAATAGCAATCTTAGCAATCCTCCGGAAAAAGTCGTCGGGCGCAACCTTATCAATACTAATAAAGAAAATAGCCGCAGCGGCCAGGAGCGCTACGATATTAACAACAAAAAGGACGAGCCCGGAACCAACAGTCATTCTATTTTACTTCGGTAGATACAAGGGGCGGAACTTCATATAACTTCTGAACAGCTTGTGCACCAGCTATAAGTCCAGTTACTATTGCAGCTGAAATGCTCAAATAAGATACCTGACCATTACTAGCTACCGTAAGATATGCGCCACCGCCGCCAATCAAAAAACTGTTAAAAAATGTAATTAGTACGCGTAAATAAATATTCAATCACCATCCTCCTAACCGCCCATCCATTATTTGTACGCCAGAATTATCCCAAAAGTTCCCCGTACCAACTGCAGGGACGCCTAAGGTTGCTCCCCAAAGCTGTAAAGTATTACCAGACGCTGGTAAAGAAAAACCTATACCCAAATCGTTACGCATAGCAATAAGCACTTTAAACTGATATCCAATAGGCTCTAAAATTTGAGCAGGCGGAGCCATAACGCGTTCACCGGCCATATAAGGCCGGTTTGAGAAAGGAATAATAAAGTCAGGAGCCCGAGCAGGGGCGACAACAAAAGCGAGCTGATCAGAGGTAGCAGAAATCGTCGGAGCATGATTTAAGGTCACAATTAAGTCGATCGGAGCGGAACTTACATAAGAGCCAACAGGAATATTAGTAGGGGTAGTTAAATCAAAACAATATGCTCCCAAAGGAGGATTAGCAAGACTATAATAAATACCAGATATACTAGATACGGTAAGGCTTGTATTACCTTGCACCAAATTTCCCGTAATGGATCCGTACTCAAAGGTAATCCCGTCAGCGGTATGCAATATCCAACCTAGTATTTGCGCATTTGTTCCGGGCGCTGGTATTGCAGCGCCCAGTAGTAACGATGCCTGAACCCAGGATGAAGTAGTCGCAAAAGTAGTAGTTGATAACGCTAACGCTAAATCGGGTAACCCATTAAGTTCCGCCCCTAATACGGGAAGAACAACAGGTTGCCAAGTTGGAAAAGGAACCGTGCCTGCAGGCGGACACCCAGGACCAACAACGGAACTCGGCGGGCAGGGAGCACAACTACCTTGAGACTGATTACCAAAAGGCGGCCCCGGTGGAACCTGCCAGTTTTGCGGCCAGAGGCTACTATTCATTTAGTCTAAATAACATATTTAGAAAAGTAAAGTCAAGTCCACACCAAGAAACTACTTTTTCGCCACAAGTTAAATCAATAGTAGAAGTTGGCGCAAAGCCAAGTGCATCTGCAAACCCAATCATAGTTCTAATTTCGTCTGCGCCAAATATATGCCATCCTGGCGCTATATGCGTCGCGTCAATAGACGTTTCCCAGTAATCAACCGAAATAAATAAATAACCACCAGGTTTAATTACTCGCGCCATTTCGCGTAGGAATGCCCGCCAATCAACCCCGTGTTCCAGAACGCTTAAGCACCCAACAAAAGCATAATTGTTATCAACGACGGAAAGCTTAGTTATATCTCCTTCATAGTAATATTCTTCCCCCGTATTAGGAGGAAGCTCTTCTCGATTTAAATTCGTTCCATCAAGTTTAGTAAACCCAAGTTGTTTTAACCCGGGCAGAAACGCGGATTGCTTTGCGGCACCAGCATCAAGCACAGGCTCGTCCGCTTTAGAGTAAGACCACGCACTATGAACAGCTAAAAAAGTATCCCAGTTTTTAGGCAAACTATCACCATGAAGCGGCAACCCTGCCTCTTGCAGAAGGAAGGTGCTTCTCTCTATTAAGTCTTTAGACTGCAAAGGGCGATTTAGTTGTTCATATGCCCAATACCTACAACTACTCAGAATTGAGTTATTGCTTCTACCCTCCAAACCCGATCCAAAATGGACAACGCCTGGCGCCAAAATAGAAGGCTTAATATCGCTAAACGAATACTTAATAGGTTCGATCAAGAAATTAGCGCTATCAATCCGATTAGTAATCTTATATCCAATCTCCTTGATAAAGTCGGTGTAGTCATCCCAACTCGTACCAAACTCTGACTGCAGCCCTTGTGCGGTCTCATACTCAAAAACGATTGGCATACGATGCTTTGCTATCGTCTTACGTGCGCCTTGCATTACAAATAGATCACTACCCTGCGCATCAATCTTCATAAAGGAAATTTGACCTTCAATATTAAGATCATCAATAGCAATTGTCGTCACTTGTTCAAACCTATTTTCATCTTCTTTTCTATCAGGGATTACCAGATGAAAACATCCATATGCGTTCCATCGAGTAAGTTCGTCAGAAAGGCTTGGAGTAAATAAATGCTGCCCACTAATGCGCCAAACTGGCCCGCAATGCGTATGAACATTTCCACAAGTATTCTCAGCAATATTCTGCCTAAGAACAGAATAAATAAAAGGTTCTACTTCAAAAGAATAAACACGTCCTGTAGAATTAACCATACGAGAAAACATTACCGACATCTGCCCAAAACTAGCACCAACGTCAATAACAGTCGACCCATCAACGATCTTCATTTGCGCAATGCATAGTATTTCAGGACTATAAATTTCTCCCATCTTAATTGTTTTTACTTGATCATCTTCTAAACTATCAATCGGCAACCACCAGCGCCCCGTCGCTGTGCGATAAAGCGCGGTCTCGTAATGTGGAGCACTTAGAATCTCTTGTCCACGCTTCACATCTTGTAAAATATCCTCAGGCGTCTGATATTTAAATTCGTCAGACATACCATGTTCCTTCTTCCAATCATCACTTAAATATACAGTTGCTCTCTCCTTCCTTGGTAAGCTAAGTGCTTTTCGTACGCTGTTAGGGGGAAAAGAACCAATCCACGATTCGCGCTCATCTACCTGAAACGACATAAGAAGACGTTCTTGATCGGGATGCCCGCATAAACCCATTACATATTGGTAACCTTGTAATACGTCCCCACTTGGCGCATGTGTTGTGAACAAGAACGCTCGTGAAGTAGCACGCAGATTAAAGTCGGCATCAAAATAGACAAATCTATGAAAATACTTAGGCCTATTACGCCCATTTACTTGAAACCAAACAACATTATGAATTACTGCTAGATACCCCTCATCAAATTCTATTACTTGGCTTCCGCCACGGAAATGTTCCGCCGCAAAAGGCGGCTGAGACTGCTTTAAAGTATTACCTTTATCGTCTAAAACTATTGTTGGATCACACAAATATAAAAATCTACCATCGTTAATCGGCATCCAGTTCTTTTCATGACGCCGTGGTAGGTCTTTTGGAAATATGGGCCGAGCATCACACAATACGCCACCAGCACCAATACGCGCAATCCACTGCTCTGCTAATCCATCCTCTGCTTGTTCGCGAACCGTCGAAATAGTCCAAAGATCGCCATTCCAACCAAATAATCTCGTATCTTCAAAACCTTGTACTGCATCAAATTTAGGCTTTGGCCAATCTGAAGGAAGCGTTATCTCGCTAAGTAAAGAATCGTCAAGAGAACCAGGATCTAACTGAAGTAAAAACGTACGAGAATGTATTGGTACGTTATTCGGCGTATTATAATTTACGTTTTCATCTAACCAATAATTCATCGTCCTTTCCGCTACATATAATTTCCCTTCAAAATTAGTTATGCTACAATTCATCTGCGTGTAGTGAGGGGGCGGCTTAAACAGTAACTGCTTTTCTTCCCATCCGTCCAATATAGTTTCAACTTTTGGTAAGTAATGATAAAGATTTTGACGCGCTAAATTACGCTGGTCTTCGGGCATATTACGTTCAAGCGCAAGGCTATCGCATATTCGTGCCGCTCGCTCCTTTCGCTCTTGATTCTTTACATAGTAACCACTTATAGCTAGTTCTTGCCTTAACCCCCAAAAGTACGCAGCATCTTCAACAAAAAGCAAGTCTTTTGACGGATAAGGAACGGATAAGCCTTCAGCCGCATAAAATGCCGCTAGATCATGCTGCCCTTGGTTGCGGTAATGTGTTGCTAAATCATATAAGGGTTCCGCTCGTGTTGGCCGCGACTGATATGCCTGTATCGCCTTTGTTACAAAACCTGCATGATCGCCAATCTCGCGCCGACACCTTGCTTCTTGTAATTTTGCTGACCAAACTTCTTCCTCCCATCCTCCCATATCAAACCGCTTCGCGTACAGCGCAGCGGCCTCAACAAAGTGCCTTGCATCCTTATGTGATTGTGCTAGATAATAAACTGTTCTTACGTTGTTCGGCTCTTGTCTAAGTTCTTCTTCGAGAAGAACTATATCTCGTTCAAACTTACCTTGCCGATTCTGGCCATCTGCGTAATCAATAAACCAAGCACCGTCCGTATCAACGCCTTGAACATCTAGGTATTCGTGTGTCGCACCGCGATACTTTACGTTTACAGAACACTTCAGTAACCGCGTATTACGATAGGTACAATTTGACCCTTTCTGGATTAGACGATAAGCGTCTGCATTTAAGTCTTCAAATACTAGTAAATTATCAACGACTAACTCCATATCCGCGTCGCAAAGCAGAAAGTAATCTGCCTTATAAATAGTAGCTACTTCACTGGCGAAATCTAATGCCTTATTACGTGCTTGTCCAAAGTTTACAAACTCAGAATTAGTTAAATGCCCTGGGATCCTTTTCTCGCCAAAAAAATCTTTAATTATCAGTATCGTATTATCAGTTGAACCTGTATCAGTAATCGACCAACAAGAAATATAAGACGCAACAGACTTAAGACAACGCAGTATCCGTGCCTCTTCATTCTTAACGATCATATTTAGACAAAGATTAGTCATTTTCCTTTTCTACGAATTACGTAAGTAATCGAACGACGCATTTGTGCAGTAACAATCAACGGTCGATCACTAAGAAATCTTTTGCGTCGCCTTGCTGCTATAGTCGCTGGAGCGAGCGGCACAAAAGGACCTTGGGTAATTCTATTACGTATTGCGTTCTGGTTAAGTAATCCAACTGCATGATAAGCCTTTAGGGGATCTTTACCAGATAAAGCTAATTTACCCGCTTGAAAGAAGTAAGAAACCGTCTGCGATCTTGCG